ACCGGAACAGCGGCGATTGGAACAGCGGCGATTGCAACAGCGGCGATTGCAACAGCGGCGATTGGAACAGCGGCAACCGGAACAGCGGCGATTGGAACAGCGGCAACCGGAACAGCGGCGATTGGAACAAGTGCAGCTTTTCCAACGGGTGTTTTAACACCGTTAGCCCGAAAATTTATCTGTTCAACAAGCCCTCTGAATGGACTTATCAGGATTGGTTGAACAGTGAAGCCCGCTATTTGCTGAATCAGATTCCGGGGGATGTACTTGAATACATTTACCTTTCTGATATGACGGATGAAGAAAAGGCAGCACACCCGGAAGCGGAAACCACAGGCGGCTATCTGAAAATTTTGGATAATTCCGAATGTGCGGTTATTTGGTGGCGTGGTTTGTCTGACCGTCAAAAAGCGGTTATCACAGCAATTCCGAACTTTGACAAGGAAATCTTCAAGCAGATCACCGGGATTGATGTTGATGCAGATTAAGGAGGTGCTGATATGCAGCTATTCCCCCACCAAAGCAAGGCACTTGACGAAACCAAAGATTTCAACCGGGTTGCCTATTACCTTGATATGGGATTAGGGAAAACCTTTGTAGGTTCGGAAAAAGCAAATTCCTTCCCTGATAGAATCGTGTTGGTTTGTCAAAAAACAAAAATTGACGATTGGATCAAACATTTTCGGGAGTATTACCCCCTGACGGTGTTTGACCTGACCGACAAGCGGCAACTTGAAGAATTCACGGGAACAATCGGTAAATGTGTAGGGGTTATAAACTATGATTTGGTGTTCAGGCGTTCATATTTCGCCAATATAACCGGGTTTACCCTGATGCTTGATGAAAGTTCCGTTATCCAAAATGAAGCCGCTAAACGGTCAAAATTTATCCTGAAAATGCAGCCCGAAAATGTGATTTTACTATCCGGCACACCAACAGCCGGGAAGTATGAAAAATTGTGGTCGCAGCTTCGGTTGCTTGGATGGAATATCAGCAAAGACCTTTTTTACAAGCAGTATGTTGAAACAGAATGGATTGAAGATCACAACAGCGGGTTCAGAATTCCCCATGTGGTAGGTTACAAAAATGTTGACCGCCTGAAAAAGAAACTTGCTGAACATGGTGCAATCTTTATGAAGTCGGAAGAAGTCTTTGATCTTCCCGAACAAATGATGATTCCAATTCATTCTAAACCAACGAAAGAATACCGGAAATTCATGCGGGATGCCGTCATTGACATAGACGGGCGGGAATTCATAGGCGATACGATTTTATCAAAACGAATTTATTCCCGTATGATGTGCAGCTACTTAAACCCCGGACGGGTTGCGGCTTTCAAGGATTTGCTGCAATCAACGGAAGATAGGTTGATTGTGTTCTATAACTTCAATGAAGAATTGAACACCATGCAGAACATTGTTTTTGAAATGGAACGCCCGTTTTCGGTAGTCAATGGAAGCTATAAGGATTTAACCGCTTATGATGAACAGGAAAATTCCGTTACTTTTGTTCAGTATCAGGCGGGGGCTATGGGGCTGAATTTGCAGAAGGCAAACAAAATCATTTACTTTTCACTGACAGATAGAAGTGAACTGTTTGAACAGAGCAAGAAGCGAATTCACAGGATCGGGCAGGAAAAACCTTGCTTTTATTACCTGATGATTTGCCCCGGAACAGTTGAAGAAGATATTCTTCACACTTTGGAATTACGAAAGGACTATACAGATGAACTATTCAAGAAATATCAAGAAGGCTTCGATTGGTAAGCGTGTTCTGATTTCGTGGGTAGTGGTGGCAATTATCTTTTCCCTTGTGGGGTTCGGTATAGGGGCAATTTGTTCAGGAAATGACAGCCCCGAACAGCCCGAACCTGAAACCCAAAAGGAAGTTCTGATTTTCGGACAGCCTGACGGAAGAATTTTTGAAGGTGAAATGCCCGGTGAATGGGTGAACGGGGAACGGAAATTTGTACCGCTGAATGTGCCTATGGATGAAGATTTGCAGGAATTCATTTTCTACTTATCACAAGCCTATGAAATGGATTTTACCTTTGTGATGGCGTTGATCCAGCGGGAAAGCAGCTACAACCCGGATGTTATCAGTGCAAGCAATGATTACGGGCTGATGCAGATCAATGAAATCAATCACCCGTATTTGCAGGAACAGCTTGGAATTACCGATTTTACCGAACCATACGGCAATGTTCGGGCGGGAATGTTCATATTGCGGAAGCTATTTGAAAAGTATGAAACCCCTGAAAAGGTGCTGATGGCGTACAACATGGGCGAAACCGGGGCTTCCCGGTTATGGGAACAAGGTATTTTTGAAATTAACTATTCAAAATCAGTTTTACAAATTCAGCAGGAATTGAACGCTGAATTGGAAAGGAGTTCAAACAATGATTAAGTGTAAACAGGCAATGGAAAGTTCCGCTTGCGGCAAGGTGTGTTGCTGCTTGGAATGTGAGGAAAGGGAAAGCTGCAAGGATGTATGCACCGAACTTTCCCCGGATTGTGAAGATGCTTTCAGCGAGGAAACCGCCCTTGCAACCATGCAGACAGAAGCGGCGGGAATTATCAAGAGTATTGCAGCCCTGACCTTGCAGAAGAAGCAGATTGAGGAACAGGAAAAGAAGATGAAGGAACAGCTTCAAAAGGCAATGGAAAAATACGGCGTGAAATCCTTCGAGAATGAAACCGTAAAATTCACCTATGTTGCCCCTACGGTGGAAAATCGCCTTGACAGCAAAGCCCTGAAAGCCGATTTGCCGGAAGTCGCTGCAAAGTACACCAAACAAAGCCCTAAAGCCGGATATGTGAAAATTACGGTGAAGTGATGGCGTACAAGCAGAAACACCCTTACTTGATGCAAATTCTTTATGTTATCAAGTTTTGGGCTTTGGAAGGGGTGAAGAAATGGCAGAAGAAAAGCTGTTTGAAGGGCAGATCAAAAAATACTTTCATTCGGTAGGCATATATCCGGCGGGCTTCCCTTCTGACAGAATGAAGGTTGAAATGGTCGGTTGGTACACCAAAATTTGGGGCGGCGGCTTCCAAAAATCCGGTATTCCTGACCTGATATGTTGTGTGAATGGGGTGATGCTTGCGGTGGAAGTAAAGGCTTCCACCGGCAGACCTTCCGAATTGCAAAAGCTGAATATCAACCGGATAAACACAAGCGGCGGGATCGGGGTTTTCCTCTACCCGGAAGGATTTGACGAATTCAAAAATTTAGTGAAAGGGGTGATAAATTGCGGTATTCACATTCCAGCGTTGATTGCTTTGAAAAATGCAAACGCAAGTTCAAAATGCGTTATCTTCAAGGATTGACAACGATTCCGGCAACCGAACCTGATAACCCTTTGATTTTAGGGCAGACGGTTCACACGGGCATTGAAAAGAGCCTTGAAGAAGCAATCAGGGAATATTGTTTCAGCTTCCCGATTATCACGGATGAACACATAAACGAGATAATCAAGTTTGAAATGGTGATCCCGCTTGCAAGGGCGGCAATCCCGCCCGGTGGAAAGTTTGAAGTTGAAATCAAGGATGATGATTTTCATGGATTCATTGATTACCTTGTGCCAATGGGCTATATGTCAAAAGAAGCACTTCATAACCCATACGGTGAAGATGTGGATGTGTTTGACCTTTACGATTTCAAGTATTCAAACAATGTTTCAGGCTATAAAAAATCGGGGCAGCTTCACGAATACAAATACTTTTTCGAGAGGAACAACCCCGGAAAAAAGATTCGGAATATGTATTTGGTGTTCATTCCCAAAGTTACGATCCGGCAAAAGAAAACGGAAACCCTAATAGAATTCAGGCAACGCCTGAAAGAAGAACTTTCCGGGGTGGAAGTCAAAACGGTTCAAATTGAGTTCAACCCTGAAAGGGTGATTGAATTCCTGTTTGGAATAAAAGCGGTGAATGAGGAAACAGAGTTCCCGCAAGAAAAAAGTTACCTTTGTAGGTATTGTGAATTTCAAGAATATTGTGAGAAAGGAAATGATTACATGATTAAATTACCCGAAAACAAGAGAAGGAACATTGAAGCAGTTGAAAAGCGTGTGCTTTGGATTTACGGTGTGCCATTTTGCGGCAAAACCACCTTTGCAAACAACTTCCCCGATCCGCTGATGCTGAATACGGACGGCAATATCAAATTTGTTGATGCCCCGTATATCCGCATTAAGGATGAAGTGAGGGTTGAGGGCAGACAGACGAAAAGAACCCTTGCTTGGGATGTGTTCAAGGACACGATTTCCGAACTGGAAAAGAAGGAAAACACTTTCAGAACGATTGTGGTTGACCTTTTGGAAGATTTGTATGAACATTGCCGCCTTTATATGTACCAGCAGATGGGCATTACCCATGAATCGGATGATTCCTTCCGTGCGTGGGATAAGGTGCGGGGCGAATTCCTGAACACGCTGAAACGCCTGATGAACCTTGACTATGAAAATATTATCCTGATTTCCCATGAGGACACCAGCAAGGATATTACCCGCAAGGGCGGCGATAAAATCACAGCAATCAAGCCGAACTTGCAGGAAAAGGTTGCAAACAAGGTTGCCGGAATGGTGGATGTGGTTGCCCGTATTGTGGCAGACGGTGAAACCCGTACTTTCAGCTTCAAAAGCAATGAAGTGATTTTCGGCGGCGGGCGTTTGAGAGTGAACGCAAAGGATATTCCCCTTGATGTGAAAGCCCTGTTTGCTGTCTATGATGAAGCGAACAAAAACGCTGCTTCCGGTGTGGTAGAATCCGCATCCCCGGCAAAGACAGGAAGAACCGGAAGAAAGAAAGCGGAAACCCCCGCCACACCCGCAGATAAGCCGCAGGACAGCCCGAAAGAGGAACAGCCTACAACTGATACCCCTGAACCTGAAAGCCCGCAGGAAGCCCCTGAAACGGCGGCAGAACAGCAGCCCGAAAAGGAAGCTGAACAGCCCGCCCCGGAAGCTGCAACCCCGGCTGATGGTGCAATGAATCCCCCGGAAGCCCCGGCAGAGGGTGAGGAAAAGCCCCGCCGTAAGCGTAAAGCAAGAGATTAAAGAAAGGTAGGTACACACAATGAACAATCCCTTTGGTATTCCTGATGAAGTGCTGGTTGCTATGGTAAATGCGGCAATCCAGCAGAAGGGGCAGCAAACAAAGAGCCATACCCCGGAAAATCCCTTCAAGGTTGATCCGGCAGCTATGGCAAAGAAATCCGCTTCCACGGCAAAGCAGCTTTATGATGCCTATGTGGAAGTAGGGTTCACGGCAGAACAGGCTTTTGAATTGGTTAAGGGTATCTTGACCGCAAAGAAAAATTAAAATCAGAAAGGTTAAAAAGGTGAAAAATCATGGCTAACATTTGGGATGAATTTGATAAGGCAATCGACACGGAAGGGCTTGCAAAGGATGTTGAGGAAGCAGCCGAAAACGGCGGGCGGCGTGAAGTTCCGCATGATACTTATGAAGTGGCGGTTACAAAGCTGGAATTGGTGAAATCCAAAAAGGGCGATCCGATGGTTACTTGCTGGATGAAGATTTTGGAAGGCGAGTACAAGGGCAGCTTGATCTTTATGAATCAGGTTGTAACACAGGGATTTCAGATTCACATTGCCAATGAGTTCATGCGGGCGTTGGTTGCGGAAATGGCTGATCCGATTGATGTTCAGTTCAAGACCTACAATCAGTACGGCAACATGATTATGGATGTTATGGAAGCCATTGATAACAATTTCGAGTACCAGCTTGATTACAGAGAGAACAGCAAGGGGTACAACGAATTTGAAATCAAGGAAGTTTATGTTCTGGAAGATTAACGCAGAGCAACGGGGCAGCAATGCCCCGGTAATGCGGGGGGAACGGTTGCAACCCCGTTCAAAACACAGGAAGGAGTGAATCAGGTGCTATTTTATGATTTTGAGGTTTTCGCCTATGATTGGCTTGTCGTGGTTATGGATATGACTGCAAAGAAAACCCATGTGATAATCAATTCGCCGGAAGAACTTGAAGCCTTATATAAGGCAAATATAAGGGAAATTTGGTGTGGTTTTAATAGCCGACACTACGATCAGTACATTTTGAAAGCTATCCTTTGTGGGTTCGATCCTAAAAAGGTGAATGATTATATCATTGTGAAGGGAAATCCCGGCTGGAAGTTCAGCAGCCTTTTCAATCAATATCCCCTGAACAATTATGATGTGATGATGAACATTGACCGGGGGCTAAAGTCTTTTGAGGGGTTCATGGGAAACGATATAAAAGAAACTTCCGTTCCCTTCGATATTGACCGCAAATTGACGGAAGAAGAAATTGCTGAAACCGTCAAATATTGCAAGCATGATGTTGAACAGACAGTGCAAGTATTTCTGCAACGGAAAAAGGATTTTGAAGCCCACATTGGACTTGTAAAGTTAGCTTGTCAAGGAAAGCCCCTTGATATGTCGCTGATAAGCAAAACAAAGCCGCAGCTTTCGGCAATTATCCTTGATGCTACAAAGCAAGAACATGATGATGAATTTGAAATTGATTTCCCGTATTCAATGCGAATTGAAAAATATTCAAAGGTGGTTGAATGGTATGAAAACCCGGAAAACCGCTGTTATCAGAAAGACGGGAAAAAGAATCAGCTTGATATTGTGGTTGCGGGTGTTCCCCACCAATTCGGATGGGGCGGTGTGCATGGGGCAATTCCAAAGTATCACGGCAAGGGTTATTTCCTGAATATGGATGTTGCTTCCCTTTATCCGTCCTTGATGGTGCAATACAACCTTCATAGCCGGAATATCAGCGATCCGAAAAAGTTCGTTGAAATTTACAACCAAAGGTTGAAATACAAAGCGGAAAAGAACCCGCTGCAAGCCCCGCTGAAATTGGTGCTGAATTCTACTTATGGGGTGATGAAGGATAAGAACAATGCCCTTTATGATCCCTTGCAGGCTAACCGGGTTTGTGTTTACGGGCAGTTGCTTTTGCTGGATTTGATTGAACGCCTTGAACCCTATGCACAGATCATTCAATCAAATACTGATGGTGTGCTTGTGAAGATGCCGGAAGGACAGAATGAAGATCAATGGTATAGCCTGATTGATGATATAGCCCATGAATGGGAAGTTAGAACCGGGCTGAACCTTGAATTTGATGAATACCGGGAGATATACCAAAAGGATGTGAACAATTACATTATCCTTGATTCGTGGGGGCATTGGAAATCAAAGGGGGCGTATGTGAAGGAATTATCTTCTCTTGATTATGATTTGCCGATTGTCAACCGGGCGTTGGTTGAATATATGGTGCATGGTGTACCCGTAAGAAGAACCGTTTTAGAGTGCAACGCCTTGAAGGAATTTCAACTTGTTTCTAAAATCAGCGGCAAATACACCCATATCTTACACGGAAGCCGGGTTGTGAAAGAAAAGTGTATCAGGATATTTGCTTCAAAAAACGCTTCTGATGCCGGGGTTCAAAAGGTTCACGCCGTAACAAAGAAACCCGCAAAAATCCCAAATTCCCCGGAACATTGCTTTATTTGGAATGAAACGGTGAACGGGGTTGAAGTTCCTGAAAAGTTAGATAAGCAATGGTATATAGACCTTGCAAATAAAAGATTATCAGATTTTGGGGTGATGTGATGAACAACGATTTATATATCAAATGGGAAACCGGGTACATGAACATTCACATGGATTTCTTCTTTCCGTGTTCACAACAGCGGTTCAAAAAGCTGTTGAAAGTGATTGCTTTGGATTGGCAGCATGAAGATGAATTGAAGGAAACTTTGAAAGTTTATTTTCAAAATCGGATTGCTGATTTGGTGGAGTTGAGAAAAGAGAACGGAAAAAAATATTTCGATTTCAAGCAGAAGGCAGCAGACACACAGCGAATGATTCAAAGTCGGAAGCACCCAAACGGTGTTTCACTTTCCAAAGAGGAATTAAAACAGGCAAGGGCAGATTTGCAAGAATACACTTTTTCTTATAAAAAAGCCCTTTCGGATGCGAACAGTAATTTGAAGTTCAAGGAAAAAATTGAAAAGCACCTTGAATTTTTGAAATCAATATAAGGTGGTGAGTTGAATTGTTCTTCAAAGGTTTTGTTGAAACCAAAAACAAAAAGTGCATAGAGAAATTCAAGGGCAGAACAGATTTCAAAACCTTTGAACAGGTTCAGTCATTGCCGGAATACGCTGGAATATTGGCAGCGGACACAATTCTTGTTGATATTGATGATTCTGAAACTTCTGAAATACTGTTCAAGGTAGTGCAGGAATACGCCTTGACTTGCCGGGTTTACCGTACCAGCAGGGGCAAGCATTTCCTATTCAAGAACAGCGGAGTACCAACCAACAAAACAGGCTGCAAGCTGGCAATAGGTTTAACCGCTGATATTAAAATCGGTACACGGAATTCCTATGAAGTGTTGAAGTATGGCGGCAAAGAAAGGGAAATCCTTTATGATACCGCCGAAAATGAAGAAGCACAGCCCCTTCCCCGCTGGCTTCACCCCGTAAAATCAAACATGGAATTCTTGAACATGGATGCCGGGGATGGTAGAAATCAAAGCCTGTTTAACTATATTCTTACGCTGCAAAGCAATGATTTCAGCGTGGAAGAAGCAAGGGAAACAATCAGGATTATCAATAAATTTGTGCTGAAAGTTCCGCTTTCGGATGATGAAATTGAAACAATCCTTCGTGATGATGCTTTCAAAAAGCCTGTTTTCTTCATGGGTTCAACATTCTTATTTGATAAGTTTGCAACCTTCTTGAAGAACAATCACCACATTATCAAGATCAACAATCAGCTACATATCTACAAAAACGGAATTTATGTTTCCGGGCTTGCGGAAATTGAAGCTGAAATGATTAAGCATATCCCACAGTTGAACAGGGCGAAAAGAACGGAAGTTCTTGCCTACCTTGATATTCTTATCAGGGAAAACACCAATGCGGAAGATGCTAATATGATAGCCTTTGCAAACGGGTTATATAACATTGTGGATGATTCCTTTGTAGCATTTACCCCGGAACACATTATCACAAATAAAATCAGGTGGGATTACAACCCGGAAGCCTATTCAGAATTGGCAGATAAAACGCTGAACAAAATTGCTTGTGATGATCCAGCTATCCGGGCATTGTTGGAAGAAGCTATTGGGTATTGTTTCTATCGCAGAAATGAATTAGGCAAAGCCTTCATTCTGACCGGGGATAAATCCAACGGCAAAAGCACCTTCCTTTCAATGGTTCAAACCTTATTAGGGGATGAAAACATAGCTTCTCTTGACCTGAAAGAACTTGGGGATAGGTTCAAAACCGCTGAAATGTTCGGCAAGCTGGCAAATATCGGGGATGATATAGGGGATGAATTCATTGCAAACCCGGCGATCTTCAAGAAATTAGTAACGGGGGAACGGGTATCAGCAGAACGCAAGGGGCAAAATCCTTTTGAGTTCAACAATTATTCAAAGCTGTTATTTTCGGCAAACAACATTCCCCGTATCAAGGATAAAACGGGTGCGGTGCAGCGGCGATTGACAATCATTCCATTCAACGCCACATTTTCAAAAGCTGATCCTGATTTCAGACCGTATATAAAGCACGAACTGAAATCTGATGAAGTTATGGAATACCTGATAACTTTAGGAATTGCCGGATTGAAGCGGGTGCTTACAAACCGGGCATTTACCACTTCCGCAAAGGTTCAGGCGGCAATGGATGAATATGAAGAAAATAACAATCCGATTTTGGGATTTTTCAAGGAATGTGAAGATGAAGAATTTCAGATTGAGAATGAACCAACAAACAAGGTTTATAGGCGGTATCAGGAATTTTGCCTTGCTAACAGCTTCCAGCCTATGAGCAGCATTGAATTTTCAAAGCAAGTGAACCGCATTTTGAACATGAAGGTTATTGATAAGAAAATCAGCGGCAAAAAATACCGGATATTTGTTCGGGTAGATAGTTGAAAGGGGTGAATACTTTGAATGAACACAGCAGAGAGAGAGAGAGAGAGAGAGAGAGAGAGAGAGAACAGAAGCTAAAGATTGGACGGGCAACCAAAGAAGCATTTACACAACATTGGGTGCTTCCAATCACACCGATAAGGACAGACAGCAGCATGATTATTATGCTACTGAACCCCGTGCAATGGAACTTCTGCTTGCGGAAGAACATTTTGCCCCGGTTATATGGGAATGTGCGTGTGGTGAAGGGCATTTGTCAAAGGTGCTGGAACAACACGGGTTCGAGGTTATCAGCACAGATTTAATATACCGGGGCTTTGGTGATCCTGAACCGCTGGATTTCCTGAAAGAAACCCTTGATGATTTTGAAGGGGATATTATCACAAACCCACCCTATAAATACGCTTTGGAATTCGTTGAACAGGCGTTGAATAGTGTGCAGCCGGGAAGAAAGGTTGCAATGTTCTTGAAGCTGCAATTCCTTGAAGGGAAATCACGCAAGCAATTCTTCTTACATAACCCGCCTAAAACCGTGTATGTAAGTTCTTCCCGATTGATATGTGCTATGAATGGGGAATTTGCAAAATACCCTTCAAGTGCTGTTGCCTATGCGTGGTTTGTGTGGGAAAAAGGGTTCAAGGGTGATCCTATTATCAGATGGATAAATTGAAAGGTGGCAAAGATGAACAATTCATATTTTAATAGTGAAGGCTATGCTGATCCTACGGCTTACGCCGGAACAAAGAACATAATCAAAGAGGAAAGCGAAACCGAAAGGCGGGCTTCCGAATTGATAAAAGTATTGAAGTTCATTATCCGTTTAGCGGGCTTTGAACTGATTGAACGAGTAAAAATCAAAGACACAAAAACAGGAAGGGAGTTCAGATGATGAATAATTTTACCGAACAGGATAGAATTGAACAGTTCAATAAAACAATGAAATATTGTATGCCTAACCGATTCCCGGAAGGCTTCATTGACACCCTGAAAGAAAAGGGCTTCTTCACAGCCCCGGCTTCCATTCATCACCACGGGGCATATTCCGGGGCGTTGTTCGATCATTCACTTACTGTTGCAAATTCCCTTTTATCCCTTACAAAGCGGCTTGAATTGAAGTGGCAGGACGGAAGAAGCCCCTTGATTGTGGGAATGTTTCACGATTTTTGCAAGGTGGATAATTACACCAAAACCGACAATGAAGCGTGGGAATATAACAATGCAACCCTTCTTCCGGGGCATGGTGATAAATCGGTGATAATGCTGCAACAGTATATGCAGCTTACGGAAGAAGAAATGCTTTGTATCAGGTGGCACATGGGAGCATTTGACGATAAAGAGAATTGGAACAGTTACGGGCGATCCGTTACCCTGTTTCCCAATGTTCTTTACACACATACCGCAGATATGATTGCCGCCCGTATTTTGGGCGTTTGAAGAAAGGAAGGTGCAGCTATGAACAAATTTTATAATGGAATTATGGGGCTTGTGGTCGGTGATGCTTTAGGTGTTCCGGTGGAATTCCGAAAGCGTGATACCTTCACAATTACAGATATGACGGGTTACGGAACATACAATCAGCCGCCCGGTACATGGTCGGATGATAGCAGCTTGACACTTGCAACCCTTGACAGCATGGCAAAATTGGGGAAGATTGATCCGGCTGATATTATGCAGAACTTTTTCTATTGGCTGAATGATGGAATGTTCACACCCTACGGGGAAGTGTTTGATGTGGGTGGTGGAACAAGGCGGGCAATCGCCCGTTTTGCCAATGGAAAGGATGCTGCAAAGTGCGGCGGTAAAACCCGCATGGATAACGGGAACGGGGCTTTGATGCGTATTCTTCCGGTTGCAATGTTGCCTGATTACCCGGAAAAAGAAGCTGATCTTTTGGATGTGGCACACCTGACACACGCACATTTTATTTCTGATTTCGCTTGCCGTATCTATGCAGCAGTTGTTGAAAATCTGATGAACGGCATGAAGAAAGAAGAAGCTGTTTTCAGTGGAATTGAAAAGTTCAAAGGACAAATTGAAAGTGTTTCAATGCTTTCTGATTTTGGCAAGCTGATTGATCTTGAATGGTTGGAACGAACCTTTGTAAAAAGTTCCGGTTATGTAGTTGATACGCTGGAAGCCGCCCTTTGGTGTTTCCTGAATACCAACACTTACCGGGATTGTGTTCTTACCGCCGTGAATTTGGGTGAAGATACTGATACCGTTGCGGCGGTTGCTGGCGGGCTTGCCGGGATATATTACGGTTGCGGTGGTGAAAGCGGTGTTCCTGATGAATGGATTTCACAGATTCCCCGCCGTGATTGGATAAAGGGCTTGTGTGCAGAGCTGATTTTTGAAAATTAACTTTCAAAATATGCAGGGGTTCAAGTTGCGGTTCAAGATAGGTTCAAGTTGTAATTGTGGGAACTTGAACCGCCTGAAAGCCTTGTATTATAAGGGTTTTTCGCTTTGCAGTTCAAGTAGTTCAAGTTATTTTTGAGTTCTTAAAAAAGATAGATTTTACACTATCAACAATTTGCAATGTTTCTCTAAAAATAAATATAAAGAAAATAGCAAGTTGAACTTGAACCCTTGAACCGCTGATTTCTGAAAACCCCCGAAAAATAAAGACTTTGAAACGGTTCAAGTTATCGGTTCAAGATGAAGAAAGGAAGATTGCTATGAAAGCAAAAGAATATTTGCAGCAGTTACAGCGGTTAGATACCGTGATAAATCAGAAAATCAAAGAATTAGGCGATTTACGCTTGAAGTCAAGAAGCGTCGGAAGCATTGACTATTCAAAAGAGCGTGTGCAAACAAGCCCTTCCGGGGATGCTCCGTTTGTAAAGCTGATAGGTAGGATTGTTGATCTTGAAGAAGAAATCAATGCTGAAATTGATCGGTATGTTGATGAAAAACACAAAATAATCAATCAGATTCAGGGCTTGAAGAATCCTGATTATATCGCCCTTCTGTTCAAGCGATATGTTGAGTTCAAGAAATTTGAGGTTATCGCCGTTGAAATGAACTTTACATATCAGTATGTTCTTAATATGCACGGGTACGCACTGAAAGAATTTGAACAACTTATAAAAAGTGAGGAAAAATGATGTATTTCGTATATCATGTTATATAAGGGGCGTGATATAATGTATAGTGAAAAATCAGCAAGGGAAACCTTGTTGATTTTTTATTTTCCCGGTGGGGTACTCATAGCCGATTTCGGGCATAGTCGGTGAACTCCTACCCACCGGGAAAATTTTTATTTAGAAAGTTCGTGCTTTAGTCGAACCTGAAAAAAGCGGTTCGCCCTACCGAAACAGGGCATAGGATGTTTGAAATTAACTTGACTGAAAGGGGGTTGCTGTTTATGAACGCAAAACAAAGGAAATTTGCTGATGAATACTTGATTGATTGTAACGCTACACAGGCGGCAATCCGGGCGGGGTATAATGAAAAAACCGCATACAGTCAAGGACAGCGAATGTTGAAAAATGTTGAAGTCAAAACCTATATTGATGAACAGCTTGAACGGCTTCACAATGAGAAAACCGCCGATGCACAGGAAGTTCTTGAATACCTTACCGCCGTTATGCGGGGGCAGCACACAGAACAGACTTTGCAGCTTGTCGGTGATGGTGTGCAGACAATCACAGATATTGATGTTTCTGCAAGGGAACGCTTGAAGGCGGCTGAACTGATCGGCAAGCGGTACGGAATGTTCAAGGATAATCTTGATGTAGGGGGTTCAATCCCGGTTGTAATATCCGGGGGTGATGAACTTGAAGATTAAACAGGCAAAGCAGATTTTCCTTCCTGATTATGTCGGCAAAGGTTACGGTACATTTTGGCGGTGGCGTGGGCGTTATCGTGTTTGCAAGGGAAGCCGTGCAAGCAAGAAATCTAAAACAACCGCCCTTTGGTATATCGTGAACCTGATGAAATACCCGGATGCAAACTTGCTTGTTGTCCGTAAAGTATTCCGAACCCTGAAAGATAGCTGCTTTACAGAATTGAAGTGGGCTATCAATCGTTTAGGGGTTGCTGAATTTTGGGAGATCAAGGAAAGCCCCCTTGAAATGACCTATATTCCAACAGGACAGAAAATATATTTTCGGGGGCTTGATGATCCGCTGAAAGTCACTTCAATAACCGTTGAACACGGCTATTTGTGTTGGATGTGGATTGAAGAAGCGTATGAAATCGGCAATGAAGATGATTTCAATATGCTTGATGAATCAATCCGTGGTGCAATTCCGGCTGAAACAGGGCTGTTCAAGCAAATAACCCTGACCTTCAACCCGTGGAATGAACACCATTGGATCAAAGCCCGCTTCTTTGATAACCCGGATGATGAAACCCTTGCAATGACTACCAACTATATGTGTAATGAATGGCTGGATGATGCTGATAAAAAGGTTTTTGAAACCATGAAGCAGCAGAACCCCCGCCGTTACCGTGTGGCTGGATTGGGTGATTGGGGTATTGTTGAAGGGCTTATCTATGAGAATTGGGAAGAAAAAGCCTTTGACATTGAGGAAATCCGCAAGCTGAAAACCGTTCAATCTGCTTTCGGGCTGGATTTCGGCTATACAAATGATCCTTCCGCTTTCTTTTGCGGCTTGATAGACGAAACCAATAAAACCCTTTGGGTGTTTGATGAAATCTATCAAAAGGGCATGAGCAATGAACGAATAGCGGAAGAAGTAACCAAAGCCGGATATTGCAAAGAGAAAATCCGGGCTGATTCCGCTGAACCAAAGAGCATTGACCGCCTTTATGATTTGGGGCTTTCCCATATTCACAGGGCAAGGAAGGGTAAAGACAGTATAAACAACGGCATTGATTATATTCAGGATTTCCATATTATTGTTCATCCTAAATGCGTGAACTTCATTACTGAAATCAGTAACTACACATGGGATGTTGACAGTAAGACCGGGAAGAAGCTGAATAAACCCATTGATGATTTTAACCACCTGATGGATGCAATGCGGTATGCCCTTGAAGATTTCAGCAAGGGGGCGGCTTTCAGTTTTGAATAAAAATAACACATTAGTAACAAACAGCCTTGAAAACCGTGTGTTTTCGGGCTTTTGTCTTTATTATGCGATAGAAAGGGGTGAAAAAGGTGTTGAACGGTATTGAAAACGCATTGAACCGGATTTCAAATTTTATGCTGTTCGGGTTCAAGGCAAGAATGAACAACAAAGAATTTCTTGAACAGGAAATCATGCGTTGGAAGGGTTCGCCGGAACGGATCATGCAGATCAAGGGGCAACTGTATTATCAGAATGAACATGATATTCTTACCCGGAAAAGAACCATGATCGGGGAAGATGGCAAGCTGCAAACCGTTGAAAATCTTCCCAATAACCGCCTGATTGATAATCAGTATGGCAAGATGGTGAACCAAAAAGCAAACTACCTTTTAGGTCAACCCTTTGCCATTGAAACAAAGAATGAACTATATGCTGCACTTCTGAAACAAGTGTTCAATAAGCGGTTTATGAAAACCTTGAAGAACGGCGGCAAAGCAGCCTTGAACCACGGTATTTCATGGCTTTACCCTTATTACACCAAAGACGGGGAATTTTCTTTCCGTTTGTTTCCGGGGTATGAAATCCTTCCGATTTGGCAGGACAGCGAACACACCATTTTGGAAGGGGCTATCAGGCTTTACTTGGTGGCGGGCTATGACGGTATCAAGCCCACGATCATTGAAAAGGTTGAAGTGTTCGATATGCAGGGAATTCATTGCTATATTCTTGATGGCAATGTGCTTATCCCTGATTTGACCGTTGAAGAACAGGATTGTTCCTATGTGATGGCAAACGGGAAGCCCCTGAATTGGGCGAAAATCCCGCTGATTCCGTTAAAGTACAACGAACAGGAAATACCGCTGATTAAGAAGGTGAAATCCCTTCAAGACGGTATCAATGTTATGCTTTCGGACTTTGAAAACAATATGCAAGAGGACGCAAGGAACACAATTCTTGTTCTTAAAAACTATGACGGTACGAATTTAGGGGAATTCAGAAAGAACCTTGCAACTTTCGGTGCGGTGAAGGTTCGCTATGATGGTGAAACCAAAGGTGGGGTTGAAACCCTTGAAATTACCGTAAATGCGGAAAACTACAAGGCTATTTTGGAAATCTTCAAGAAAGCCCTGATTGAAAATGCTATGGGCTATGATGCCAAAGATGATAGGCTTTCCGGCAATCCTAATCAGATGAACATTCAATCAATGTATTCTGATATTGATTTAGATGCTAACGATATGGAAACCGAATTTCAAGCCGCTTTTGAAGAAATTCTTTGGTTTGTCAATGCTCACCTTGCGAACACAGGCAAGGGCAACTTTGAGAATGAGGAAGTAACGGTTATTTTCAACCGGGATATTCTCATTAACGAAAGTGAAGTCATTGATAACTGTTCAAAATCCGTTGGTATTCTTTCGGATGAAACTATTATTGGTATGCACCCGTGGATTGATGATCCGCAACAGGAACTTGAACGGTTGGAAAAGCAGCGGCAAAAGGAACAAGAGGAAATGCAGCAACAGGCATATAACCCGTTTGCCCCACAGGGCAACCAGCAGCCGAAAAAAGAAGGTGATCCGAATGGCGAAAATCAAAAAAATTGATATTTTACCCGTTACCCTTGAAGTGGAGTATAAGAACCCCATTTTAGGGCGGGTGTTCGCTTTCTTTGCGTGGCTGATGTTGGTGCGGTTCAAAAAGTTCAATTTGACAATGAATAATAAAACCGTGTGCAGCTTTTACCGCCTGATTGTTCCCCGCTTTGTGAAAGGCGGTGGAGTGGTTGAAGAATAGCGAATATTGGAAGCTACGGTTTGAACAGCTTGAACAAGCCCAAAACGGACAGGGTGCAGCCGCCTTTGCTGAAATTGAAAAGCAGTACAAGGAAGCCCAAAAGCAGATTGAAGGACAAATTGCCCGGTGGTATCAGCGGTTTGCCGATAACAACGGAATTACCCTTGCACAAGCCCGTCAATATCTGAAAGGTGCAGCCCTGAAAGAATTTCAATGGGATGTTCAGGATTATATCAAATACGGGCAGGATAACGCTTTAATGGGCGGCTGGATGAAGGAATTGGAAAATGCTTCTGCAAAGTACCATATTTCAAAGCTGGAAGCCCTGAAAATTCAGACACAGCAAAGCCTTGAAGTTATGTTTTCAAAACAGATGGGAACAGTAACCGGGGCAATGGGTGATATATTTGAAAGCGGTTACTATCATACCGCCTATGAACTTCAAAAGGGGTTCAATATCGGTTGGGATATTGCAGGGCTGGATCAATCGCAGATTGAAAAGGTGCTTTCCAAACCGTGGGCGGTTGATGGGAAAAACTTTTCTGAAAGGATTTGGACGAACAAGGAAAAGCTGATTTCGGAACTTCACGGGGAACTTACGCAAAATATCATGCTTGGGGCTGATCCGCAAAAGGCGATTGATTCACTTGCAAAGAAGATGAACACTTCAAAGCAGAACGCCGGACGGCTGATTATGACGGAAGAAGCCTATTTCAGTTCAGCAGCACAAAGGGATTGCTTCAATGAACTTGATGTTGAACAATATGAAATCGTGGCAACGCTGGATTCCCACACTTCCGATATATGCAGAAGCCTTGACGGAAAGCATTTCCCCATGAAGGATTTTCAAGCGGGTGTTACCGCCCCGCCCTTTCATGTGTATTGCCGTTCAACCACAGTTCCCTATTTTGATGAAGATTTCGGGGATATTGGGGAACGGGCGGCACGGGATGAAGAAACGGGTAAAACCTATTATATCCCGGATGATATGAACTATGAGGATTGGAAGCAAACCTTTGTTGATGGTGGCGATAAATCCGGCTTTGATGTGGTGGATGATGGTTCAGCCCTTCATTACTCACACCACAAAGAGCCTGAACCCACCCCGCCCCCAAAGAAGGAATATCTGACAAAGAAGAAGCTGCAAGCCAAAATTGCGGATGCAGATGTTCAGCTTGAAGATTTGAATTTGCAGTTTATGGCTGTTTCCGGTGGTTGGTCGTATGATGAAGCAATCAAGGATTTTGGATCGCTTGAAGGACTTGCTGACGGTGAGGATTTAACAAAGCTGAAAGACCTTCATTCACAGATGGAAGCCATTGAAGCCCAAAAAGCAGAATGGCAAGAAAAGTTGAATGAAAAGCTGAAAGCCGAACAAAAGAAAGCCCTTGCAAAGAAGCAGCTTGAACTTGAAGCCCAAAAAGCAGCGATTCAACAGCAGCTTGACGATTTCGAGGTAAAGACCTATTCCGGGATTTGGTACAATAAGGATGTAACAACCGCTGATTGGGAAAGCCTGAATATTGCCGGAAAGAAGCAATACTATGAAGGCAAGTTCATTACTGAAACCGATCCTGACTTGATGAAGAAGTATCAAGACCTTTACAAGCAGCTTGAAGAACTTGATACAGAAGGCAAGAGTTACCACGATATTCAGCAGCAGTTAAAGAAGATTGAACAGGAAATTTCAAAAGTTCAAGCTGATTTGAAAAAAGTTGAAAGTAGTGGTATAATAGAAGCGGTTGATGATGCCTATACGCAAGCCCGCAAGGATGCCGCTATGTGGGCGAAAAGCACGAAAGAAGCGGATGCCCTATTGCGTGATAGGTGCGGTGAAGTATGGCGTTCTTCCCCGCCCATTCAGAAAAATGCAATATATGACTACACCCAAAGTTACCACAAGTTCAATGAACCGTTACGGGGTATTGAATACGGCAGCGAAAAGTTTTTAGGCGTTGGCAATGTGGACTTAGATCAAATTGGTGTTAGTTATTCCGGCTGGCAACCCGGAGCAATGCGGAAAGAAATTAACGCTATGACTGATATAATCGAAAAATCGGTTTATCAGGAAGATTTTTGGTTGCAGCGTGGTTGTAGGTTCAAGGGCATGGATAAATTTTTCAATGTTCCAATGGATAAGCTGCAACACGCTTCACAAGCTGAATTAGAAGCCTTGCTTTTGGGTACTACCCCCACGGAATACGGCTTTTGTTCGTGTGGCGTGGCAAAGGGTAAAGGATTCAGCGGTGATATTATCCTGAACATATATGCCCCTTCCGGTACTCAAATGATGTATGTTGAACCGTTTTCTGCTTTTGGTAATGGTTCGGGTAAATCGTGGGATGGGCTGAAACCGCAAAGTTCATTCGGGCAAGAATCAGAAATCATTTTGCAGCAGGGAACAACTTTCCGTGTTACAAAGGTTGAAAAGACACCCGGAACAATTTACATTGATCTTGAAGTTATCGGGCAAAAACCGCAACGGTAGAAAGAAGGTGGCTGAATGGCTGAAAAGAAAACATTTGAAGAACGGTATGCGGATGAAGTTCTTTCGGACAACACCCAAAAGCCAAAATGTGAACAGTGTAAGGATTGCATTTTTCGAGATGATGGAACGGTATATTCCAGCCATTACACAAAAAGCAGTTGCCGGATGTACCCTTATCCAAAGTTCAAACCGCTTGCGGTTATAGACGGTTCGGAACAATGCGATTATTACGAAAAGGAAAAGCGGAAATAAGCACTTTTGAAATTAACTTTTCAAGGGTGCTTTTTTCATGCCATTTTTCAAGGTGTAAATATATCAAAGCCCTTTGAAGCGTGGCTATATGACGATTATATAAAGGCGATTTTTTAGAAAAGGGGTGAATTTGTGGTGAAAATCGGTAATGGCAGTTAGAAAGGAACGGTGATCCAATTCTATCTTCCAGCTATGGGTTAAATAGTGCTATCGTCTTTTAAGCGTTGCAGACGGTAAAGAACAAGGTCAAATTTCGTGGTTCGTAACCCACGGTAAAAAACGGAAAATTTGAAAGGTAGGTAAACACAATGAACAAAGAAGAATTGATTGCAATGGGATTGACAGAGGAACAGGCAAAGAAGGTTATGGATTCCCTTGACGGGAACTTTGTTACAAAGACAAGGTTCAACGAGATCAACGAGGAAAACAAGATCTTGAAGAAATCTGTTTCTGATAGGGATAAACAGCTTGAGGATTTGAAGAAATCCAGCGGTGACAATGCCGCATTGCAGCAGCAAATTTCCGATTTGCAGAAGCAGAACGCCGATCAGCAGAAAGCCCATGATGAAGAACTTGCAAAGTTGAAGCTGGATAATGCCGTTGAAATTGCCCTTTCCGGTGCAAAGGCAAAGAACGGGAAGGCGGTCAAGGCTATGCTGGATATGTCAAAGGTGAAGTTGGGTGAGGATGGGAAACTTTCCGGCTTTGATGAACAGATTGAAGCCTTGAAGAAATCCGATTCCTATATGTTTGATGTGCAGCAGCAGACACCGCAGCAGTTCACGGGATTTCAGCCGGGGGCTTCTTCCACAGTTCCCAATTCCACAGCAGCGGGATATGAAGCCCGCCTTGCGGATGCCCGCAAAAACAATAACCAATTAGAGGTTATCAAAATCAAACAGGAAGCCGCCGCTGATGGCGTTGTCCTGATGTAAAAATTAAAATGAAAGGTTAAATAAGGTGAAAAATATGCCACAGGTAACAGGTATTGGTACGACTTGGAATTTACCCAACTATGCGGGTGAACTCTTTACAGCCGATCCCACCCAAACCCCGTTTCTTTCCATGATTGGCGGGCTTACGGGTGGCAGACAGACAGATAATTTTGAATTCCCTACCGCCGTTCTTTATGATTTCCCGGAGGCGGCACAGCCGGAGATTTCCGAAAGTGCTTCCGCAACCGCCCCGGCAGCAAGCCACATTGCACGGCAGCAGGAAAAGAATGTTGTTCAGATTCATCAGGAAGTGATTGATCTGACCTATGCAAAGCAGAGCAATTCCGGCAGAATGTCCGGGCTGAATACGGCGGGGCAGAACCCGAACCCGGCAGATGAAAAGGCTTGGCAGATTCAGCAGAAGCTGATTAAGATTGCCCGTGATGTAGAATTTTCCTTCATTCGTGGCACTTATCAGATTTCCACGGCGGCGAATGTCGCAAACAAAACCCGTGGTATGCTGGAACTTTGCACTTCCGACACCGGAACTTCCATTGCGGCGGCGGGTGCTGACTTGAACAAGGCTTTGCTGGATCAGCTTTTCCGTGAAATGGCTGATAACGGTGCGTATTTCGGCAAGATGGTTCTGTTTTGCGGTGCATATCAGAAGCAGATGATTACCAATCTTTACGCCGATCAGTTCAAGGCGAATATGCAGACTACGCAGAATGTAGGCGGCATGAATATCACGGAGATTGAAACCGACTTCTTCAAGATGGGTGTGGTTTGGGATCGCTTCATGCCGAATGATTCCCTTCTGATTGCGGATATGGCACATATCGCCCCGGTATTTCAGGCAGTTCCCGGTAAGGGCGTACTGTTTCAGGAAGATTTGGCAAAAACGGGTGCTTCTGATAAGGTGCAGATTTACGGGCAGATCGGACTTGCACACGGTCCGGCTTTCCTTCACGGCGCTATTACCGGGCTGAAAACGGCGGCTACGGTGTAAAGAAAGGGTAAGGTGATTGTATGTTCAGAGTAACAAAGAAACCGAAAACCCCTAACATTCTTTGGGATGCTTCCAACAATCGCCCCCTTTGCAGATTCGTGAAGGGGGTATTTGAAACCAATGATGAAGCCCTTGCTTCCAAACTGAAAGATTTGGGGCATATCGTTGAGGGTAAAGCGGATGCAAAGCCCCTTGACAAAATGAAGGTTGACGAACTGAAAGCCTATGCAGCGGAACACAATATTGATTTGGGGGATGCTGCAAACAAGGCTGATATTCTGAAAGCTATTCAGGAAGCGGAAGCCAAAGAGTAAAGGCGGTGATCCCAATGCTGGAAATGGTAAAGGAACGGTTAAAATCGTTTGGGTATGAGTTGCAGGAAGGGGATGAATTTGCCCTTACCTTTTCAATTCAGAAGGTGGAAAACACCATAAAGAACGATTGCAACACGCCTTCTATACCTGATGGCTTGGTGAATATCGCTGTTGATATGGCGGTAGGTGAATTCTTAACGGCAAAGAAAACCTTTTCGCCGGATAGCATTGCAGGGCTTGATTTAGATATGGCGGTAAAGCAGATACAGACGGGCGACACCAACACAGTATTTGCAACCGGGGAAGGAAGTTCAACCCCTGAACAGCGGTTGAACGCTTTTTTGAACTATCTTCTGACTTATGGCAGGGATCAATTTTCCTGTTATCGAAAAATCAGATGGTGAACGGATTGACCGCCGCACAAAAAGCGGCAAGGAAAGCGATTGAAAGCACCTATTCAGGTGTTTGCACCATTCTTGAACGCCGGGATGTGAGGGATGAAAAAACCAAAATCACCCGGAAGAATGAAGAAGTTCCCGTTGTCGAAAATCAGCCTTGCAAGCTATCCTTTGAAAAACTGAACGCCGTTGTTCAGACTGACACGGCGGCAAAGCTGACACAAGGCACAAAGCTATTCATAGCACCGGAAATCAAAATCAAACCCGGATCAAAAATCATTGTGGAACAGAACGGCACAACAACCGAATATTCCGCAAGTGGTGAACCCGCCGTTTACTTTTCCCATAGTGAATATATGCTTGAACTGTTCAAGGGGTGGGCGTAATGGCGAATATGGGCGGGTTTTCGGTGGCTGGAATGAAGAAGCTGCAAAAGCAGTTGAACAAAATCCAGCAAGGCAATGTTGAAGCCTTCATTGATGCTTGTGCAAAGGAACTTGCCGCCCGCCTATTGGCAAAAGTTATCAAGCGTACACCCGTGGGGCAATACCCCGCAAGTTCAGGTAAAAAAGGCGGTACACTTCGCCGGGGCTGGACTTCCAAAACCCATGAAGAAGCGGAAAGCGGGAAAAAGGCAAGTGCGAAAGCATACGCTGATTCCCTTACAATCCACCATTACGGAAACACCCTTGTTATTGAGATAGTGAACCCGGTTGAATATGCTTCCTATGTGGAGTATGGACACCGAACAGCCAATCATAAAGGGTGGGTTCAAGGGCGGTTCATGCTTACGATTTCGGAACAGGAAATACAGAATATAGCCCCGAAAGTGCTTGAAAGCAAAATCAAAAAGTTTTTAGGGGAGTGCTTACAATGATAAATTCCATAATTGCATCAATCAGCATTTCCTTAAATGCTGAATTTGGTGATGAATACACCACATATACAGAATCGGTTGAACAGGGTTTGAACGAACCTTGTTTTTTTGTGTTCTGCATTAACCCCACAGACCGGGTATTTCTTGGGAAGCGGTATTTCAGGGAAAACCAATTCTGCCTACAATACTTCCCCGCCGATAAAGACCGGGCGAAAGAAGAATGTAATGCAGTTGCCGAAAGGCTTTTTTCATGCCTTGAATATATCACCGTTACCGGGGATTTGGTACGGGGTACAAAAATGAAATATGAAGTAGTGGATGGGGTTTTGAATTTCTTTGTGAATTATGATCTGTTCGTTTACAAGGTTGCTGATTCTATCCCTATGGAAGATTTATCACAAGATGTTACCGTGAAAGGATAAGGTGATGTGAATGGCGGTAAAGAAAACCAATAAACCCGCTGCAAGCGAACCTGAAAAAATTGAAAAGTTATTTTCAAAGGAACAGTTGCTTGCGGCTGAACGCTTTCAGGAAAGGAAGGATATTGTAAATGCCCTTCTTTCCCCTGATAAGCAATACACGGTTGAAGCCGTGGAACAGATGATTGAAAAATATATGAAAGGACAGGTGAAATAACATGGCTTTAGGCGGTGGAACTTTTGTTACACAGAATAAAGAATTGCCGGGTGCATATATCAACTTCATTTCGGCAGCTTCCGCAAGTGCTACGCTTTCCGAAAGAGGTATTGCAACAATGCCCCTTGATTTGGATTGGGGCATTGATGGTGAAGTGTTTGAAGTAACCAACGGCGATTTCCAAAAGAACAGCCTGAAAATTTTTGGGTACGATTACACCCACGACAAATTGAAGGGGCTTCGTGATTTGTTCCTGAACACGAAAACCCTTTATGCGTACAAGTTGACTTCCGGGGGAACAAAGGCGGCAAACACCTATGCGGAAGCCCTTTATTGTGGGGTGCGTGGCAATGACCTGAAAATCACAATTCAGGCAAATGCTGATGATGATACCCTGTTTGATGTGAAAACCGTGCTTGATACGGCGATTGTGGATGAACAGACCGTTGCAAAGGCGGCTGATCTGACTGATAACGGCTTTGTGAAGTTCAAGACTTCCGCAACGCTGGCAATCACGGCGGCAACCCCCTTGACGGGCGGCACGAATGGCACGATTGACGGAACAGCTTATCAGACCTATCTTGATAAGATTGAATCCTACACCTACAACACTATGGGCGTTGTGGTTACGGACGATACCACAAAGGGGCTTTTTGCTTCTTTCGTCAAGCGTTTGCGTGATGAAATGGGTATCAAATTCCAGCTTGTACTTTACAATAAGGCGGCTGACTATTACGGCACTATCAGCGTAAAGAACAGGGTGCTTGATGATGGTTGGAGTGAAGCAAGCCTTGTGTATTGGGTAACGGGCGTTTCCGCTGGTTGCGAGGTAAACAAGAGCAATCAGAACAAGATTTACAACGGCGAATTCACCATTTTTGCCGATTACACGCAGAATGAGTTGAAGAAGGCAATCAAAGCCGGGGAATTCACGCTGCATAAGGTCGGAACTGATATTCGTGTGTTGGAAGATATTAACACAATGGTTACTACTTCCGATACACAGGGCGATATTTTCAAGGATAATCAGACCGTGCGTGTGATAGATCAGATTGCAAATGATATTGCGGTACTGTTCAACACAAAGTATTTGGGCGTTGTTCCCAATGATGCAGCGGGCAGAATTTCCCTTTGGTCGGATATTGTGAAGCACCATGAACAGTTGCAGGAAATCAGAGCGATTGAAAATTTCTCTGATTCTGATGTGACCGTGGAACAGGGCAACACAAAGAAATCCGTTGTGGTTAATGACCTTGTAACGGTTGTAAACGCTATGAGCAAGCTATATATGACCGTTACCGTGGCATAAGAAAGGGGTGAAAGAAAATGAATGGCAATGTAGTTATGAAAGCCAAAGATACCGTATTTGCGGCTTTAGCTGAATGTTTCGTTACTATCGGCACACGCCGCTATAACTTCATGCAGGCTATCAACCTTGAAGCAAAGTTCGAGAAGAACAAAACGGAAGTTCCCATTCTTGGCAAGACGGGCAAAGGAAACAAGGCTTCCGGCTGGAAAGGTACGGGTTCGGCAACCTTCCATTACAACACTTCTATCTTCCGGCAGATGATGTTGCAGTACAAGGAAACCGGGGAAGATATTTATTTTGAAATTCAGATTTCAAATGAAGATCCCACTTCCGGGGCAGGGCGGCAAACTATGATCCTGATGGATTGCAACATTGACGGCGGTGTGCTGGCAAAGTTTGATGCAGATGGTGAATATCTTGATGAAGATATGGATTTCACCTTTGAAGATTTCAAGATGCCGGAAGCCTTCAAAGACCTTGAAGGATTTCTTACCAACTAACAACCAATGGACGGGCTAAAACCCCTTGTGTGCGGCTTATATAAGCCCATATAAGGGGTTTTGCCTATTCAATGATAAACAATGAAAGGAAGATGTAAAATGTCTAAATTCGCTAAATTTATGAAAGCTAATAAAGCCGTAAAAGAGAACGGTTTTTACCCGGCAACAAAATCCCTTTGTGATGAAAAGGGCAATCCCCTTGATTGGGAGTTCAAGCACATTACTTCAAAGGAAAATGAGGAAATCCGGGAAGGTTGTACGATTGATGTTCCCGTTACGGGCAAGCCGAATATGTACCGCCCGAAACTGAAAAGCAGCCTTTACATTCAGCGTATGATTGCGGCTTCCGTGGTTATGCCTGATCTATTCGATTCCGAATTGCAGGATTCCTATGGTGTGAAAACCCCGGAAGATTTGTTGATGGCAATGGTGGACGATCCCGGCGAATACAACGATCTGGCGGCTTTCGTTCAGAAATTTCAGGGCTTCAATGTTTCCTTTGAAGATAAGGTGAATGAAGCAAAAAACTAATTGAAGAAGGGGATTGGGAAGCGAATTTCGCTTACTATGCCCTTCTTAAACTTCATATATTGCCTTCTGTTTTCCTTGCTATGGATGAACAGGAAAAGGCTTTCACCGTTGCGGCAATCAAGGTGAAAATTGAAGCTGACAAGAAAGAGAAAAAACGGATTGAAAGTAAATCCAAAAAGAAAGGTAGGTGATCCGCATGGCTACAATCAGAACAGCGATTGAATTACAAGACAACTTCACAGGGGTTTTGTATCAGGTTATAAATTCTGTAAATTTGGGGCTTTCCGCTATGGAAGATTTGCACCAAACCATGAATAGCCCCGTTGATACAGCTTCTATTGAAGCGGCAAGGGATTCAATCAATCAGGCTACGCTTGCGGTTCAACAGTTGGATGCAGCTATGCAGGGGCTTGAAACCCCCGCTTCTGAAACACCTACCGCCCCGACAAATTCAGCCCCGGTTGTGCTTCCGGTGCAGCCGGATGTTCCCGATCCATTAGTGGATCAACCCGCCCCTGTTGATTTGCCTGTTGAACCGGAACAGCCTGAACCCGTGCAAGTTCCGGTTCACTGGCAATCTGATAACATGGAAGTATTCACTTCAACGGGCGTTGAACGCTTTGAACAGGAAGTTCAAAGTGCAAACAATATGTTGAACACTTTGAACCAAACGCAAAGCAGGATTGCAGCACAAGCGGCACAAACAGATTTGTTCCCGGATAATGCTATTGCCGATATGAACAATATGCAAAACCGCTTGCAAGCAATTCAGCAGCGTATTCAGACAATCGAAAGCAACCCCCTGAATATGGGTTCTGATACCGCAAATGCAGAATTGGAACAGCTACGGGGGCAGTTGGATCAGGCAGTTCAGGAACAGGAAGCGTTGAACCGTGCTGTTGAAAACATGGATGTTGAAGCAGCCAATCAAGCCTATTTGCGGTTATCCCAAACGGTAGGTAATACTGAAAGATATATCCGGGATAATGTTGACGAACAAGGGCGGTTCAACCGTGAAATTGAAGAAGGCACGAATGAAGCAAATTCCCTTATGCAGACAATCAAAGGGGCGGTTGCGGCTTATGCCACAATTCAAACCCTTTCAGCGGCGTTGAACTTATCCGATCAGTTGACTTCTACAACCGCCCGCATGAATTTGATGAATGACGGATTGCAAACCACACAAGATTTGCAGAACATGATTTATCTTTCAGCGGAACGGGCAAGGGGCAGCTATCAGGCAACCGCTGATGCCGTTTCCAAACTTGGGCTTATGGCGGGTGATGCGTTTGGAAGTTCGCAGGAAATCATTGCCTTCATGGAACAAGTAAACAAGCAATTTACCATTGCCGGAACAGAAGCGGCGGGTGTGGATGCCGCTATGTTGCAGCTTACACAAGCAATGGCTTCCGGGGTGCTTCGTGGTGAAGAATTAAACAGTATCTTTGAACAAGCCCCTACGATAATTCAGACCATAGCGGATTATCTTGATGTGCCTATTGGTTCAATTCGTGAAATGGCAGCGGAAGGGCAAATTACCGCTGATATTGTAAAATCGGCTATGTTTGCGGCGGCTGATGAAACCAATGCAAAATTTGAAAGTATGCCGAAAACCTTTTCGCAGATTTGGACTTCTTTTCAGAATACCGCTTTGATGGCATTTCAGCCTGTTCTTCAAAGAATGAATGAAATTGCCAATAGTGAAGCCTTCCAAACCTTTGTAAACAATGCTATTGAAGGGCTTTCAATGGTGGCGGGCATTGCCCTTGAAATCTTTGATTTGCTTGTGGGTGTTGCGGGCGTGGTGGCTGATAATTGGTCGTGGCTATCCCCTATCATTTACGGTGTAGCAGCCGCCCTTGCGGTTTACTATGGGTGGTTGTTACTGACAAAAGGGGCTGAAATGGCTATGGCGGCGGTTCATGGGATCGTTGCGGTGGCAAAGGGCATAATGGCAGCGGCTACAATGCTTGTAACGGGTGCAACATGGGCTGAAACAACCGCACAATACGGGCTGAACGCTGCAATGTACGCTTGCCCTATCGTGTGGATAATCATTCTTATAATCGCTTTGATTGCCCTGTTCTATGCGGCGGTGGCGGCGGTGAATAAATTCGCCGGAACTTCCGTTTCCGCAACGGGTATTATTTGCGGGGCGTTTATGGTTGCCCTTGCTTTCATAGGCAATATCTTTGTTGCCTTGTGGAATTTGGTTGTTGATGTGTTCGTGCTGATTTACAACCTTGTGGCAACCGTGGCAAACTTTATCGGCAATGTGTTTACTGATCCTATCGGTGCAATTTGCCGATTGTTCTTTGATTTGGCTGATACCGTGCTTGGAATTCTTCAAGCGTTGGCTTCGGCTATTGATGCAATCTTCGGTTCAAACCTTGCGGGAAGTGTTCAGGGTTGGCGTGATTCCCTTGGCGGTTGGGTAGATGATACCTTCGGCAAGGGTGAAGAAGTCATGGCGAAAATGAACGCTGACGATATGAAACTTGGTCGGTTTGAATATGGGGAAGCGTGGGATGCAGGATATTCTTTCGGTGAAGGTATAGATCAAAGCATTGCGAATTTCGATCCTTCCAGCCTGTTTGATACCAATGTACCCGGTGCGGATGATTACGCAAATTTGGGTAGTTACGGTTCAGGTATTGACGGGATTGGAAGCGGTGTTGATGATATTGCCGGAAACACAGGAAAAATCGCTGACAGCATGGATATTACAGAAGAAGATTTGAAATATCTTCGTGATATTGCAGAGCAGGAAGCGGTGAACAGATTTACAACCGCTGAAATTACCATTGAGCAAACGAACCACAACACCGTTTCCGGCAAGATGGATTTGGATGGTATTGTTTCAGGGTTGACGGATGCCGCAAATGAAGCGGTTGATAAAATAGCGGAAGGGGTGCATGAATAATGAGCAAAAACGGATATGATTTTTACCTGAAAAAATGCTTGTTACCAATCGCCCCGGAAAAGCTGCAAGTAAAAATCAACAATGCGAATGATACGCTTACCCTGATAAATGAAGGGGAAATCAATATTTTGAAAACCCCTGAACTTACGGATATTGAATTTGAGTGCAGAATCCCACAAGTGAAATATCCGTTTGCAACTTATAAATCAGGGTTCAAAGGGGCTTCTTATTTCCTTGATTACTTTGAAAGTTTGAAAGCGGATAAGAAGCCCTTTCAATTTATCGTTTCCCGGACTTTGCCGAATGGGAAGGTGCTGTTTTCAACCAACATGAAGGTATCAATGGAAGATTACAAGATCACCGAACAGGCGAAAGATGGTTTTGATTTGACGGTAAAAATCAAATTGAAGCAATACCGGGATTATGGAACAAAAACCGTAAATATCAAAATTGCTGCTTCCAAACCTAAAGCAAAGGTTGAGCCACAAAGACCAACCGATCCCCCGGCACAAAAAAGCTATAAGGTGGGCGATATAGTGAACTTCCACGGTGGCACACACTATTATAGTTCCTATCCGGGGGCAAAGGGCTATTCTGCAAGGGCGGGAAAAGCAAAGATTACGATTGCAAACGGTTCAGGAAAAGCCCACCCGTGGCATTTGATACACACCGATTCCGGTTCAAATGTCTATGGGTGGGTTGATGATGGAACATTTGATTAAGGGGGTGTGAAGATTGAATGTTGAACTTTTGATTTCCGATCCTTCCGGTACAAAAGCCTATATTCCGATTGTGGAAGAAGGTATTGAATGGAGTACAGAAAGAAGAAGCACCCCCGGCAAGCTGACCTTCAAAATTGTAAAAGATGCCGTTATCAACTTTCAGGAAGGGGCGGCGGTTCGCCTGAAAGTTGACGGCAAGCCCGTTTTCTTTGGATTTGTATTCAGCAAAAAGCGGGATAAGGATCAGATTATAGAAGTGACCGCCTACGATCAATTAAGATACCTGAATAACAAAGATACCTATGTTTATGAGAACAAAACCGCTTCACAGTTCATTCAAATGCTGGCAGCGGATTTTTCTTTGAATACGGGAACTTTGGAAGATACCGGGTTTGTGATTGCTTCACGGGTGGAAGATAATACTTCCCTATTTGACATGATAGAAAATGCCCTTGATTTAACCTTGCAGAACAGCAAAGAAATGTTCGTACTGTTTGACGATTTCGGCAAGCTGACCTTGAAAAACATTTCTTCAATGTATGTGGGTGAACCGGGGGCTTACCTGATGATTGATGAAGAAACCGGGGAAAATTTTGAATACACTTCCAGCATTGACAGCGATACCTATAACAAGGTGAAGCTGACCTATGACAATGAGGACACAGGCAAGCGGGAAGTGTATATTGCACAGGACAGCAGCCACATGAACCAATGGGGCGTTTTGCAGTATTTTGACACGCTGCAAAAAGGTGAAAACGGACAGGCAAAAGCTGATGCCCTGTTGAAGCTATACAACAGCAAAACAAGAAATCTGAAAATCACAAATGCAATCGGTGATACAAGGGTTAGAGCCGGAAGCATGGTTGTGATAAATCTTGCTTTGGGTGATACCAATGTAAAAAATTTTATGTTGGTTGAAAAGGTAAAACACACCTTTAAGCTGGATTCACATTTTATGGATTTAACACTTCGAGGGGGTGAATTTATTGCCTGATGCAGTTGAATTGATGAAAACAATCAAACGGGCGGCGTTGGATGCGGTAAAGGCTTCAAAGCCCGTTGAAGTCTGTTTCGGAAAGGTAACAAGTGCTTCCCCCTTGAAAATCCTTGTGGAACAGAAATTGCCTTTGGGTGAAGGGCAGCTTATTCTTACCCGGAATGTTACGAACTTCAAAACCTACATTACCGGGGGCAATATAAAAAACTATTATTACACAGGAAGCGACACGGACGGGGGAACAGCCCCGGTTGTGCCTTCCCATGTTCACGCTATCGGAAAGGTTCAAATCACCGTACATAATGGGTTGGTTGTCGGTGATGAAGTGATCCTTATCCGGCAGCAGGGCGGGCAAAAATATATTGTGGTGGATAGAATCGGATGATACCTTCAACCACAGCCTTTCTTGAACAGGATTTCGAGATCACAGAACAACCAACCCATACCTACAAAATGAATCTTGAAAGCAATCTGATCCAGGGCTATACAGACGGACAGGAAGCAATGAAACAGGCAATATATAAAATCCTGAACACGGAACGATACCAATATGTTATGTATTCGTGGAATTACGGGATTGAATTGCTTGATTTGTACGGCGAACCCGTATCTTATGTTTGCCCTGAATTGGAACGCAGAATCACGGAAGCCCTAACATGGGATGATAGAATTCAAACCGTGGATAATTTTGAATTTAACATTTCAAAAAAGGGTGAAATCCTTGTAACTTTTACCGCACATACCGTTTTCGGTGATGTGGTTGCTGAAAAGGTGGTGAATTTCTAAATGTATGATGTAACTTATCGTGAAATCCTTGAACGGATGCTTGAAAGGGTATCTGACAAGTTCGACAAGCGGGAAGGTTCGGTTATCTTTGACACCCATTCCCCCACGGCGATTGAATTAGAATTGCTTTATGTGGAGTTGAACACCCTGATTGCGGAAGCATACGGGGATAGTGCTTCAAGGGAATATCTTATCAGGCGGTGCAAGGAAAGAGGAATTACCCCCTATGAAGCAACCTACGCTGTTTTGAAGGGTGAATTCACACCCACAAACATTGATGTTACCGGACAGCGGTTCAATATCGGTTCAATGAATTTCATTGCTACTGAAAAAATCGCTGATGGGGAATATCAGATGCAATGTGAAACCCCCGGAATTGTCGGAAATCAGCAGTTGGGAACTATGATCCCGATTGAGTATATACAAGGGCTTGAAACCGCTGAACTTACGGATGTTCTTATCCCCGGCGAGGATGAAGAAGATACGGAAGATTTGCGAACCCGCTATTTTGACAGCTTCAATGAAAAGTCTTTCGGCGGGAATGTTCAAGATTACCTTGAAAAAACAAATGCTATTCCGGGCGTTGGAAGTACCAAAGTAACAAGGGTTTGGAATAATGACCTTCGCCCCGCTGAAATGATACCTTCCGCAACGGTTCAAGCGTGGTATGAAACAATCAAGCCTACTTTAAGCGGTGAACCCGCAGCATGGCTTGAAACGGTTTTCAATGCCGCAAAAGATAAGAAGCTGACAACCGGGGGAACGGTGCTTTTAACAATCCTGAATTCAGATTTTGAAGTTGCTTCTGATACGCTGATTAAGACGGTGCAGAAAGTAATTGATCCTGACGAATACGCCGGGGAAGGTTACGGGGTTGCCCCTATCGGGCATATTGTGAAGGTGCAAAGTGCGAAAAATCGTGAAGTGACCGTGAAAACCAATATCACCTTTGATACTGGTTATGGATGGTCGAACCTTCAAAGTTCAATCAATGAAGTTATTTCAAACTATCTGCTTGAACTTCGTAAATCGTGGGCTGATTCGCCTTATTTGGTGGTTCGTATCAGTCAAATTGAAACCCGCCTTTTGGGGATCAAGGGAATTGTGGATATTGACAGCACCAAAATAAACGGGGCTTCCGATAACCTGACTTTAGGGAAATATGAAGTTCCCGTGTTCAAGGGGGCGAGTGCATGACAAAAACGGTTGATCTTGTTTCCTACTTACCCCCGTTCATGGCTGATTTCAAAGAAATTTCCGTAACTTTGGAAGCGGAAAACCCTGAATTTGTGCTTGTATGGAAAGCCGCTGACAGGGTTCTTCAAAATGAATTCATTGAATCGGCTGATGAATACGGAATTTCAAGGTTTGAAAAAATCTTGAACATTTTACCTTCAACAGAAGATACCCTTGAAAGCCGCCGTGCAAGAGTTCAAGCCCGGTGGTTTAATACTATCCCCTACACCATGAAAGCCTTCCTTGCAAAGCTGGAAGCCCTATGCGGCGATTCTGATTTCACGGTTACAAAAGAATATGACAAGTACACGGTTAGAATTCTGACAAACCTTGAATTGTTCGGGCAAGTTGAGGAATTGGAGCATATCATTGATGGCATGATGCCGTGCAACATGATTGTTATTTCCGTGAATGAAATTCCTTGTGATGCAAAAGGCTTTGCTTTTGTTGCCGGGGGCGTTTGTTCGGTGGAAACCTTCTTTATCACCAATGATGAACAAATACACCGGGTTATCAGCGGCGGGGCAGCTTTCGGGGGTGGAACGGTACACACCGCCCATTATTTTATTACCAATGACAGCAAGGAAAATATTGCGGTCGGCGGTTTGGCAGCACACGGCGGCGGGGCGGTAAATACCGCAACCGTGATTATTACCAATGATTTCAATGAACAGTTTAACATAAGCGGTAAAAATTCAGTTGGTTCAGGCGTGGTTGTTTCTGAATTCATTGAAATAAAACAATAAGAAAGGATTGAAAGAACATGGCAGAATTTTCAAAGTTGGTTATCACCAACAAAGGGCAAGCGTTGCTTGCAAAAATGATTGCGGGAAGCGGCAACATTGAGTTCACCAAAATTTCAGCTTCCAGCACCACATACACGGATGCACAGCTTGAAGGGCTTACTTCACTTTCTAATGTGAAGCAAACAAGCCTGATTTCCAAAGTAACCCGCACAAATGAGGTTGCAATCAAGGTTGAAACCGCCTTCACAAATACCGAACTGACAGCGGGGTATTACATGAAGGCTTTGGGCTTGTATGCCGTTGATCCTGATGAGGGTGAAATCCTCTATGCCGTGACAAGGGAAACTTCCGGGAATTGCTATATGCCCGCCTATAACGGTATTACCGTTTCGGGTGCGTATGTGCAGCTTGTAACCACGGTTGGAAACTCTGAAAATGTTTCCCTTGAAGTGGATCAGGCGGCGGTTGCCACAATCGGGGATATTCAGGATTTGCAGAAGCAGATTGCAGACCTTGAAGCCTTTATCGGCTATTCCGCTGATGATATTTACGGCGTGGAAGTGGACTTTGTAAACAAGAGATTTACCCGCCTTTCCGGGGCGGTAAACCGTACACCGGGGGAAGGATTTGATTCAATCAATGCCTTTGGCGGGCGTAAACGCTGCAATGTTGCGGATGATGGAACAGTAACCGCCTATTATGGGGATTCGGGGTACACCACAACCGGAAAGAATTCAGCCGGAACAAAGGTTCAGGTGATGGTTGAACAGCCTAAATTCTATTACAAGGTTGTTCCTATGGTGATTGAAAAGGGCGTGAAGGGAACGAAAATCCGCAAAGCCCGCTATTATGTTTCGGACACCCTGAAACCCGGCTTTAAGGTTCACCCCGCCTTTGTGGAAAATGGCAATGTCAACCCGTATATTTACCTTGCAGCCTTTGAAGGTTCGTTGTTCGACACTTCCGCAAACGCTTATATTTTGGATGATGCACAAGTAGCAGATTTCGCCGCTGATGTGCTTTCCAGCATTGCAAACGCAAAGCCCGCTTCCGGTTTAACACAAAACCTGACAAGGGCGAACACCCGAACGCTGGCACAAAAGAGGGGTGCAGGATGGGAACAGGCGTATGCTGCAACAATCGCCGCTTCGCAGCTTTTGATGCTGATTGAATACGCTTCTTTCGATATGCAGAAAGCGATTGGCAACGGTGTTACTAACAAAACAGATGATGGCAGCACTTCCATGACGGAGATCACCGGGGCAACCGTGAATTTGGGTAACGCTTCCGGTTCTGTTACCAATATCAACGGTTACAACATTGTTTCCTATCGTGGTGAAGAAAATATTTGGGGTAACATTTGGGCTTGGATTGACGGCATGAACGAGGAAAACCCGGCTACTTTCACCACGGGCGATTGTGGAACGCTTTATGTTGCGGATCATGGCTTTGTTGATGATAGCAAAGCAAGCCCCTATAAGAACACCGGAATTCACCCCGATTATGGGAACGGCTACATTTCCGCTTTCGGCTATTCGGAAGAATATGATTGGTTGTTCATTCCGGCTGAACACACAGGCAATTCCAGCCTTCCCGTTGGTGACTACTTTTGGAACGGTAATCCCGGCTGGAGGGTTGCT